CAGTAGCCTTATCCAAATCAATAGTAATTTCACCCTCAGCACCAATAAAAGTACTATGTTCTACTGTTGTGCCCCTTCGTCTTTTGACTAGCTTTGCCATTGCTTATATCCTTTTTTTATTGTCATTCTGTAACTGACGTATTGTTTTCTTTAATTCTTCAACATCATTTACCAAAGTATTTATAACATTTATCTCTGATTCTTTTTGCTTCTTCGCCATCCGATAATTATCCAAAGCTATTCTATCACTTTGCAAAACAGCCTTTGAATTTTTATCTCTTATATATTTTGTTTGTTCAACTTTCATATTATGCTAATGCAATAACTCGAAGATCCCTAATCAAAGGTACTCTTGTCGTATTGGCAGATGTCATTACAACTTTGATTGCAAAGGTTTTAAATGAATTATAAGTAACAAGATTCGAAATATAATTTGCATTAATACCAGCAGGTGAAAATTCTAATTCTAAATATTCTGCATCTGCATCGGATCCAGAAACAGAATTAAGATTTGATACTTCACCCATTTCTGTCCAAGGTCTATTATCAAAAGTGTCCGTATCAAATTGTGATAGGACTTTATAATAAACTGTTATACTACTTCCTGCTTCTCTGATTGCAGTTAGATGTACATTTAAATCAGTTGCATCAAATCCATCTTTAAGATTAACCCGTCTTGTAATATATCTTGCAATTGAATTTCCACCTTCCGCATCAGTCTCGTTTGTCGTGTCATTATTTATAAGATTCTCAATAGTAATTACACTATTCCTTGCCGTGTCAATAACAGGTGAAATATGTGAATTATTACTTCTCAAAATTGCCCTTGCTTCATAACTTCCCGCGCCTGTAGTTATTCTTCTTTGTGCAGCTAACTTATGATTTGTCTTTTGAACAACATTCGTATATTCTGCATCCATAGTAACCGAACCAACATCAGTAAGTTTTACACCCCAATTAATCGAAGTATTATTCATCACAATCTCTTCAGGTACAATCTGAATAATATCTGCTTTATATTCTTCAGTTGAAGTACCATCTCTAAATACAGCATATGAAGTTGTATTGATAGTATAATCAGCTCTATTAATTTTAAAAGTCAAATCCTGATTTTGATTAGGAGTCCATGTAGAAGCATTTTGTGATTTAAATAATGAACCCGCATAGGGCTGCGAAGAAACTTTTCTATTAGTACCAATTATGTTTTCACCGTGCTCAGCAATATATGCTTCGTATTTTAAACTATTACTTAATACAACAATTGCATATTCACCAGGCTGCAAATAAACCAAGCCAGGAAATGTAAACTTCGTTGCCACGCTTGCATCTTCACTAGTATTAACTAGATCAGGTGTTAAGCTAACATCAGAAAATGGTAAAACACTTTGTGCAGGATATCCATTTAGTGTATCCCTAATCTGTAATGAGACCGGCAAACCATCTGAATCTTTTGTTTTGAAATACAAATCAACATCACTAATAAATATACCATCTGGATATAATGTTTGATCAACTAAAAATGTTTCTGCTAGAGGATCAATCCATCCGATAACATTTGATCTTGTAAATGTATTTGATTGTGTTCTAAAGTCTGTTGCTGAACCCATACCAAATTGTTGTACTCTTGGAACCCTCGTTGCAACAATAACATTTTCTTGTGTTTGTAATAACCCTTGTGCTTGATATGTTACCTCTGCATAGGTTGAAGCAGTAATTAAATCACCTTGTATATTATCAACTAAAAGAAATTGTCGCTCACCAGTTCTAAATCTTATTGTATCAGAATTTGGAATTGAAAAAGTTAGATTACTAATTGAACCAGAATCATCAGTATAGATATCATCAGCTATAACACCACCAGACGGTGTACAATATAATGCCACATTTTCACTATCAAAGAATGGATAAACTTTTGTATTAGGTTTCATTCCTGTTACAGATATACTTACATCTCTTGCTCTAATAAAAGGAATGATAGAAACATCAACAACTCTATCACCAATACTATTTCGAACAGTATCAACACCAGTGATTTCATTTCGGATACCTGTTCGTGTTTGTAGTACCTGATTGATAACTGTTTGATCTCGTACAATAGCTAGACCTGCTCGTCTGGTACTAGATGCAGTAACAGTTTCCCTCCCTGTACCATTAATAGTTTCCCAGTCATTAAATTGTGAACCAAATCCTAAACCAACTAAAGCAGCCCAGCCATCATTTTCACCTTGTAGATTAACAACAACATCTGGCCTAGTAGTTGTATCAATCCAATTGTCGTTTGGTGGATCTAATTCAACTACTCCGATCCATGCCAATACAGCAAAGGGATTAATATTAACAGATTTACTTGCAGTAGGCTGATCAATGAATTCCTTAATAGTATATGGCAAGGTAATTAAATCACCTGTCTTTTGTACACCAACCGAATCAGGTGCTACCATATATAATAGGTCTGTAAGGTTTGATGCAAAAGGTGGTCTTAATATTTTAGCATCAAAATCAATTGAACATTTATAGTCAGGTGATAATATATTACCAATACTATGACCATTAAAACTATCAACTAAAATACCATTTTTAAATCTATCTAATCCAGCCGTATCTTTTATTACTAATGATTCGGCTTCCTTTTCAAGTAATGAAAGTGAAGTATAATATTCAACATTACTTAATCGCTTTTCTAATTTACCAATATCCCTCATCGTATATCGTTTGTTCTCAATATACAATGCCTGAACATCTTTTGCTTTAAATGTATAAGCAGGAATAAAGATAGTATATAAATCCATTGTTCCATTTAATCGGTATGGAGGTATTTCATGTAATGATGAAACACCTTGATTTACACCAAATACTTTTTCTCTACTTAAATAAACATTATCTACTCTTGGAAGATAATAACTATAATCAGCAGACCAGTTAGTATTAGGATATGGCAATTCTATATTTTGTAAAGCAGTTCCACCATCTACCCTTCTCGGTCTAAAATCTACACAATCACGTAGCTCTACTGTATCACCAGTTACAGGACTTGTAAATGTTGGAACGGCATCATATCCAACTGCTGAAGTATATGAATCAGCAGAAAGATAACCCACACCTGCATGTGTAAAATAATCAAACACAATTGTAATTCTTCCAACCGGAGCAGTCTGATCTGCCTTTAATTTTATTCTTCCATGATCATAAAAATTATCTCGTTGACCATTATCTAATTCATATCGTGATGTTATATTTGCATCACCTTCTGCCACGTTAGTTACGTCTTTAGTAAAGCCCGCAATAGCACCACTAATATTTTCTTCAACAAAAATTCCAGTCAAAGGAACGTAAGTAATTTCAGTTGGTGTTGTGGCCACATCTCCTTCTATAACAATTCCTGTAGCATTTGAAGTTGCACCAGTAATTATTTCACCAGCTAGGTATGAATCAATTGTGGAGGTTACTGTTAATGTTGGTAATACTGGATCTATGGCAGGATCTTCAGAATCAAATACTGCATGATATTTATAGATATCCGAAATTGCTAAATCATCATATTCTAAATTTGTTGTATTTGGAGTTGCATTGATTAATAGATTACTTGGTACAAGCGTCTTAACCTTTTCCTGTTTAGAATCAATATTAATTGTTGCAATAATATCTGCTGTAAAACTATTAGAGCCACTATTATCGTTAAAGGTAACAGTAGTATTACTCGGTGCATTAACTGTTATGGATTGGCCACCACCATCAAAGGCAACTAGTTCTCCAAATGTTAATCCTGAAGTACCAACAGTTCGTATAGTTGTTGTATAAAATTCTTTTTTATTACTATCACTTAAAGCACCACTTCCTAAAAATGTTTCTGTAGAACCACCTGTTGCAATAGTAGCTATACCACCAGCAAAGACTACATTTTCAAAAACTCTTCTTATTGTATAACTAGTATCAATGACTCCCGTATCATCGCGAATCGTTTTAATTGTTTCTTGAGGAAGTTTAAATACTAAACGATTATCAGATGTCTCAAACATCTTAGCGTCGCCTCCAGAAGCACCACCCTCTTTACCGCTATCATCAATATTTGCACCAGCTGATATCAATACAGGAGTTGCTGCTGGATCTACTGGATCTATAATACTCTCTACATCTGCAAATGTTGCAGAAGCACTAGTTATCTTAATATCATACAAATACATATTAAGAATTTGTACAGTACCAGTACCAGAAACATAATCAATATTTCTTACCCTTGCTGTACCTATTTTAGTTGATGCATAGGTTGTTGGGTTTGTCAAAGTTGTACTAGCGTGTGCTTGATTATGAAGATCAACTTCTGTGTGTTCAGTAATATTAAATAATCCAAGGTAGTCTTTTACAACAGCATAATTTCCATATTGCATTAGACGATCAAAATTATTTACATTAACATAATCCCTTGCCTTGTCTAATGATAAGTCTTTAGAAATAATAGTTTCAAATTCATGTCCTTCGACAAATGCTTTACCCGGATCAAGTCTAACAATAAATTTTGACGAATCATCTGGATCATCCTTTACTTGAATATTAAAAGCCCTTACTGTATAACTTCCAGATTCATCAAACGTTCTTCGTGCAAAGGTTTCTTCCAATACAGAATAAATTGGAATAGTAATATCCCTTTGTTTAATACCATCCTTGACTCTTAACACTTCATAAAAATCTGTATCGTCAATTGATGTTAAAACTTTCTTTGATAATGTTAATACAAGCATTAATCTATCAGCACCCGGTGCAGCAAAGTTATGTGAGCCCTGAGCATTATCAAGTAATGTAGTATCTGTGCCTGAATCAACAACAGTCTCCGCCACACCCACACCAATTTTATATGATGGTGTATTTGTAAACTTATCAAGTATAATAAGTTGTTCGGCTATTTGAATAAAATTACCATTGATATAAAATACACCTTCATTAATAGCAGCGCTACTACCTTTACCTGTTGGTGAGGTTTCATATGCTTCAGCCGACACACTTCCATCAACTGCACTAATTCTTTCGCCGCCAAGAAAAGAAGCAGCTGTTGATAATGTTACTGTACCAAAGGCACCATTACCACCACCCCCCACTATCGAAACAGAAGGCGTTGAAGTATACCCCGTACCTTTACTTGTAATGTCAACACTGATAACAGAACCATTAGCAATTGTAGCAGTCGCGGTAGCACCTAATCCATCACCACCAGAAATAGTAACAGTTGGTATTGTTAAATACCCGGTACCTCCATCATTAACTGCAACACCTTGTACCTGCTCAGTCATGGAACCACCTGTAATATATTTTAAGAAAAGAACATCTGGATCCCCTGTCGCTGTATCAAGTGCTTCGTGATGTAATACAAGCGCTCTTGTACCGGACTGACTACCAACTACTGTCTTACCTTTAAACAAAGATACATCAATATCAACAGCATTAAACTGCTGTTGTAATTTAACATATTCAAAATCTAAATTAAGAGTAGTATCAGCACCAATAACTTTAGAACCATTCATAAAAACATGATCACCAAAATTCTTTATTTGGTTTCTTAAGATACTTTGTTCTGTAGTGAGTTCTCTTGCTTGGACTGGTAATGCGGGTTTATAAAGAACTTGATGATAGTTCTTGGTCTTATCAAAATCATCAAAGTATGGTGATTGATTTAGATTTATAGTAATTTTATTTGACATATCTTCCTATCTCGTTATTTAGAATTCAGCAACAATTTTTATATCTTCTGTTGAATCAGATTGTCTATGAATCGGTGCTCTGAATTCGGTATAAATTATACTTCCACTATCTTCATCTATTTCATTACTATCATAAGTAGTACCTGTTGCAAGAGTCGGTGGAGTAGTATCTCCAGCCGTCGGATTAACAAGTAAATGTACTTTTCTAAAATGATTCCCAACAGGGAAATCATTTCCGTCATTACCTATTAGTCTGATATTCAACATTACAAACGCACCACCTAATTCAACCACTGCATTTGAACCATGTCCACCTTGAGGACCAATTCTTCCTATAATTGATGCAGCCGTACCACCACCACTTGAAATTGTAGTAACCACTGAACGATAACTAGTTCCTTCACTTACCATATCGATTCTAGTAATAGCACCTGTATCAACTCCTGATACCCTTGCAACCGCACCATTGCCATCAGACGATGCAAGCGTCACAGCAGGTGAAACTTCATAAGTACTAACTGCAGTTGGAATATTAACCCAAGCACTATTAACAGTTGCTTCTTTAGTTGTTTGATTATATCCAGTAATAGTTTTAATCTCACCCTCACCAGGCCCTGTCAAAATAAAAACTGCCATATCATTATAATAATCAACTGTAGTAGTATTTGCATTTGTATCTAAAGTAATTGTTGTTGCTGTGCCACCAGCTGCTGTACCATTATTCCATTTATAATTAGCACCACCATTCAGTACATCGATATGTTCTAATGCTCCATCAACTGCAGTTGTTTCAACATCTGCTTGATCTGTACCAACAGCACCGGGCGCATGTACGGGAATCCAATCAGTAGTAATAAATTTCAACACATCTGCTTGCTGTACTTCATACATAAACTTCCATCTATATCCATCAGGTTGTGTATCAATAATATCGGTACTTACTCCAGTAGGTTCTACTGTTGATGGTGTCCCACCATTATTTGAAATACATTTATATACCCGATAAGCTTCAGTGAATACAAAAAAGTTTGTATCAATGATATCATCTTGTAGATGATCATATTCATCATAAGTTTCCCCTGATACCCAATCTACTCTTTTAAGAACATGGGATACATCATTAATACTAACAAGTTTTGAAGCAATCGCTGAATCGTGATGAATGAATGGTGAGACGGATGTATCAATAGGAATAGGAACATTAGTATCAGAGTATGATCCGTCGTCATATTCCCCCGCACTGTTTCCAGACCACGGAGAATTTTTACCAATCATTAAATAGATATTAGCTGTACCAAAACTAGCAATGAAATTGTCCGCGTTAAATTTGCGAAATGTGTTATTGATTATTGCACTCATACTCTATTTCCTCCAACCTTTTCGTTTAATTTGTTATAGTTATTTATAATACTTTTTTAACATGTCAATATATATTTTACGACTTATACGTCTGGTGGTGGTAATTCTGAATTTTCATTACCAATCAAATATTGTGTGATTGTAGCATTAGTAAGATTCCTTGATTTCATACCACGAAACCAAGTATAATCAACTATCCTATCCTTAGCAAAACAACCAATGCCCGTACCTGATTGTAGGCCTACACCAATCACCTGACTAAAGCCACCTTGCTTCTTAAACTTTGATGATTCCAGTCCCCTCTTTAATGGACCCAATCTTAATTGCGTTGTATTTTCTGTTGATCCAGTAAGCTCACCATAGTCATCCTGATAGTCATCATTCTCTGTGATCTCACCATAATTCTCACTTTCAGTAACCTCATCTTTAATTAAAAGCCAATCTTCATAATCACCTAAGGTCAATAGATATTGTATTGCTAAATCTATTTCAAGCGTGAAACATTTAGTAGGAGCAACATAAAAAGAACTTTGTATTGTTAATCCATAATCCTCTTGTTCAGATATAGTCTGTCCTAATAAGCCCCAATCTTCAGGAGGACCATGTCCATCTGGATCTACTGTTTCTAATTCCGTTATTGAACGATAATCTAAATCATCTAAGAATATAAGTACTCTTTCACCCTCACAAGAATCTACTTTCAGATCAATTACAACAGGAGGCGTGATTGTCCCCATATGAAAAATAATAGTATAGTGTCGTCTTTCAGGTATACCCGTAACGCTTAATGTCGTAGCAATATTTGTAAGGAACTGCATATTGCCAAACATAGCAAGACCAGCTGGATGTGCTGTTCTCTTTACAACATCTTTCCATAATGAAATAGGATGACTGGCTGTAATCACATAAGAAAATAATTGATAGTAATAACTATCTTGAATATATTTTGTAGAGGAAAGAAATCCATCATCACCAATAAAAGATTTATTGTGTTCGTTTTCATAACTAGAAACATCTGCAACTGCAGATGCAGTGCCATCACCATACCCAGAAAAATCTAATGTTGGATTAGATGTATAACCATAACCATTATTAACAATCTTTAATGCTTTAACACCACCAATATTTTCACCGACTAATGTTATAGATAAATTAGATCCACTACCACCACCAGACACTGTTGGCAAAGCTATGTAACCGCGACCGGGACTTTCTATTGTAATGGATGTAACTCCTCCTGAGCCATCAACTTCTCTTACTAACAGACTAACAGTTCTTGCATCAATATCCAACGCGTCTGTATTATCAATATTTATTTTATCACCAACAACATATCCGCTGCCACCATTATTAATTGTAACTGATTTAATATAACCAGTAGTTAAATCATCAATAGAAATAAAAGCACCAGCACCAGACGTACCACCACCACTCATAGGAATAACTGTACCTTTCATATAATTATTACCCGTGGAGGTAATAGTAGTATCAGTAACCATTCCACCTAATACAAATGTTAATGTTCCATCAGTGATTGTTTCAAATGGTTGAAAGGTAGCATTAACATTAGAAAGAAAAATAGTGGATACCATGAATGCACCAATATGTTCTCTTACTATTGTCTCAGCAAGTGCTGTAGCACCGGAAGTAACACCAGTAATTTTTTTACCTAACAAATCAAAAACTGCATCAGTCCCACTTGTATCAACTACACGAATAATTCTATTCTTAGTATACTTGCCATCCGATACGCGAAGCATATCTTTGTTAGGATAATAAAAATCTATTTCCTCTTTATAGAGTAATCTAAAAAGAAATTGAAATGCTTTCTCACTACCCTTAGCTCTATAAAAATCTCTAAGATGTTTTAATACGAATGGCTTATTAGCATTAGCAAAAATAGCTTCAGGAAGGTCTTTGCCAAATTGCTTCTTAAAATAATTTAGAAACTCATCAGTTGTTTTATCTAGATTACTATACTTAGTAAGGTTGCCAACAATCTCATAAGGTTTTCCTTGCTCCTCCATGTATTCATAATACGCTTCAAGGAAAGCAATGAAGGTGCCATGGGATTGCTTTACAAAATTAGGTAGTTGACCTTCTACCTTTACACTTATTCTTTCATCCAGTTTAGGATGGATTGGTTGATTAGGAGATACTAAAGCCATATTAGATTGTCTCTGCTACCATATTAATAACAATTGCTTCTGTGTCATTAACATCATAAGTTAATATCTGTTCTCTTAAAGGAGTAATGTCACTATTGTTATATGTTGGTGTTACAGTTATTTTAATATAATCATTACCATCTGTAATAGTGACTGGTCGGAAACTATTCAATATAACCTTTCCTGTAGCATAATCAATAGTTCCATAATCAGTTGAGCCGTCCGGTAAAATAAATAAATCTAACAACTGACTTTCAGTGTCATGTACATCTACAGCATAATGATATTCACCAGTATGTAAAACACCAGTTTCTCTAATATGTACTGAGCCAGTCCAAACCCCACCACTATTTAATTTAACTGCTTTAATATTTCCAATAGTATCATCAACCAAAGTATATGTATATCCATCAGTAGCAATAAAAGAACTACTAATAAGATTCCCATGTTGTAGGGCATTATTAAAATTCAAAGTATATGTGATTGGTGTATCTAATGTTTCAATAGCAATCCTTTGCTGATACCTCATAGTTGTTCTATTATTTCTTATGCTATCATTTGTATTATCAATATCCTGTGACAGCATAGAATATCTAAACTTCTGATCAAATTTTTCTAAATTCGTTTGATGATAATTTTGTATAGAAGTATTAATATTAGTCTTCAATGTAGTTTCATCAGTTAGGTTTGTAACAGGATCATAGTTCACAGTAGTATCTAATAGTAAGTAAATAAATATCGGATCAATAATTATAGGTATAACCGTAACAACATTTGATTGTTTAAGTATACTTTTTTCAATTGCTGCTTTTGCAACATTAGTAAAGACATTATTCCCCGAAGGCTTTACTGCAATAAAAACTTTTCCATATTGAACCGGATCTGCATCCTCACCACCATATGCCGTAATAGATTCAATGTCTGGACGTTGCTCTAAAAGAATAGCTTTATAATCATCCTTCGTAGTTGCCCTGTTCTGTGCTTGATATAATTTTGGAGCTTGAAATTTTAAGGAGGTCGTTGTTTGAATATCAGCACCGCCTGTCGCCTCGGTATTTGTAGTTAAAATATAATCCGCAGATGTTAATGTGGCTACCGAACCAACAGCAGTAAATACACTTGCCTTATTTGCAAGTGTCCCACCAGTAACAATATATTCAATAAAGATAATATTGCCATCCGATAGTTGTTTGCCTACAGCACCATCACCAAATGTAATTTCATATTTTCTTCCTTCTATTTCTTGTAGAAAGAAAACCTTATCCGTTCCCTTGATAGTTGTAACATCAATTGCATTACCATCCGTATAGATATTAGTATCTGTATCAGAATCAGAATTCTGAATAACTACACTAATAGTAGAAGCATCTACATTTATATTTGGAATAATAAACCGCTGAGCAGTATCCCCTGAATCAACCGTATATGATTTATTTAATATCTTTCCTTCTTTAATTTCAACACCCGTTGCCGTATAAGAACCATCACCCGCCCGCGGAACATTTGTAGCTACATTAGTTACAAACGTATAACTTGTTCCATCAATGCTAGTAGTAAATTTTGTATCCTTTGCAATCGTAAGTGACGTTGGTGCACCTGATGGTGTGAATGTAAAATTAAGTTCTGCCGTAGGTGTCTTAACTGATGTTGGGGTTACACCTAAATGCTTTGCATGTGATACAACTGAATCCCTTAAAGAAGAACTATCCATAAACATTTCATTACCAAGCATGTTGGCATAGTATCCAGTATAGTGTGTATTGTAAGCTAACATATCAATCAACACACTCATACCAGAACCTTCAAAATCATAATCTTGAAATTCATCCTGTGCTGATAGATAAGCTTTTAAATTAGATTTGATCTCATCAAATTCTAAGTCAGTTACTTTAATCTTATTTGAAGTTGCCATCCTATCTTAACCTCTCTAAAAATAATTCAATCGTTACGGGACTAGGCGTACTGATCGGTTGAAATTTTATTGTTACATAATAACCATTTTTATCTATGTCTCCCAATACTCTTATATCTATTAATTTAACTCTTGGTTCAAAGTTAGTAAGTACTTGTCTTATCTCAGACTGTAAAACAACAGCAGTAGTAGGAGATACCAATTCAAATAATATACCCGTAATGCCACTTCCAATTTCTGGATGAAATGGTCTTTCATGTGGATTAGTCAATACAAGATTTCTTACAGACCTCTTAATAGCTTCAACATCTCTTTTTAATACTATATCTTTAGTAACAGGATGAGCTATAAAATCTAAATCAAGATCAGCCCAACGTCTAGTATTGGTTGAAAGTGGTTTTGTATATACTGCCATTAGCGTCTCTTCCCTTGTCCTCTATATTTTTTCCAACTTCGTCTCTTATGTTTATTCTTTGGTCTGCTTCTGGTTGGGTGTCTACCAATAGAGGTAACCTTCTTAATTTTATCTTTTTTAATTACTACTTTATATATTGCCATTATTTTTTCAGTTTCTTATCTGCTACCTGTAAAACATAATCAGGTCGTTTGTCTACAAACTTCTTTTCTGTAGATCCCTTTTTCATTGTCAATTCAAACCCCTTACTGGTTAGAATAAACTCATATATCTCCCAGCCTTTTTTCTTCATAGACAAGATAGGTTTCTCATCATCTTTTTGTAACATACCAATCTTAACAGCTGCTTTGAAATTAAAGCTGGGCTTATATGCTTCATTCATTGCTATGCCATGACGAATCCAACCTTCAACCTTTATCCATTGCATAGCTTTTCCTTTACTACCTTGCTGAGCTTTTTTGAAATCTTTCTCATCATCAAAGATGGAAAACTCTTGGTGCTCAACACTATAACCCAGTACCTGTCCTACATCAAGTGCTTTAAGAAATTGCGATGCTTCTTTCTTCGTATTCCTATCCTTAATGTCAGACCACTTCTTGGGTTGTGCTTCCATTAGATTCTTATACGTTTTCATATTCTCTCCCTGTTTAAACATAGATCCTCACTATATATTTATAAGACTTTTCCTATATTTATACCCCATATATTTCTTATAGTTCTGACATCCTGTGATATATCAAAACAAGCAAGATGTATATTCTTCTTCTCTAGAGAAAGACCATAAGCATATCCCATCTCATACTCCGCCAGATCATTTGGTGTAAAACGATACCCCTCTGGATATAGATATCTTACACAAAATTCAAACAACCATTTGACCCAAGGCTTAGTCGTTTCACTATTACCCATAGTGAATCCAATTACCATCGCTTCGTCTTTAACTTCCATACCCCTGTTTAAAAGGATATGGATGATGTCATGGTGATAGAGGTCTATCGCCCCCGTTAAACTGATAGGTGATTTTGGATTTTCTAATAACCATACAAACCAATGAATCCCTGATTGCTTCTTATAAGTCTCTTGATCTCTCCAGCGGTCTATCGCCTTCTGTAAATTCATAGATTCCTCTTCTATTTTTCCCTATATTTATAACATTAACAAAAATTAATTTAAGGATCCTGTAACTCATTGTAAACAAAGGATCTTGCTATATTTTATAACTCATTGTATTATAAGGGGTTACAAAGTATTTTCACTTATCGTTTGTTTTCAATGGGTTACAGTGGCGCTTTTTTGTTGACATATATGTTTAAATAGGTTAAAATATATATATTAACAATGAGAAAACAAGGATATCAAATGACAACATACAAAGACACAGGGATCGAGATTCAAAAGATTCCAGCAAGAAAGACCCGAACCAAACATATTATAAAGGGTCGGACTTCAAAACAATCTGGGTGGAAAGCACCTACACAAGTTCGTTGTTCTTCAATTTATGATTCGGTCTTATATATGAAACCACAGACCGGACAAGATTCAAAATCAACTAACAAGATGGCTCATTCGAGAGAATGGGGACAACAATAATTTTTGGAGCTATATATATAATGAAAGAAAAAAAATTAAATATTGATCATTCAGAGTCAGCGTCGACTCTATCTGATAACTTAAAATATATTAATAATACGGTATCCCATTTGGAGATTAATCGTTTCCAAGGCGTTAAGGACATTATGTTCCAAGTAGTGTGTAAAGCACTAACCATTAACGTGGTTACCGGAAAGAAAGCATTTGTAGTTTGGGCAGTCCAAGAACAGGACAGCATGGAAGAAGCAGTACAGATGGCGAAGGATGAATTACGAAATCGCATCGTTATGGGTGCGCCGGTTCTTCAATATGCAGGACCGGAAGAAGACATTCACAATTTAGTGGAGTACAAATAATGATAGTAGGTATTGATAAAGTTGAAAAGGTTAATAGACACATTTGTAAACCAGATGGGTCAAGCAACCCGAAATGTAATGATGGTGTTTGTCGAGTAAAAGGAATTAACGAACATAGTGAGATATTCACAATCGGATTTGTATGTCAACATCTATGGAGTACGAACAGATATAAATGGCAGCTACGATATCCCAATCACGAATATGTAAAGAGCGGTTCTGTTGGATATCATAAACTGTATGATTCAAAACCGGAAGCAGTTGAAGCGCTGATGGATCATGTCAATGATATTGGAGTTATATAATAATGGTAAGAGAAATTTTGGAAGGGCTATTAGTAATGATGCTATTAGCCATATTGTGTATATTAATGATGGTGATGTAAATGAAACGAAGAGATAAATGGAAACGATTTAATAAAGAACAGATGGATAAAATGGTAGCCACCTATGTCCGTCGTAATAAGTTAGTACCGATTCAGCAACATGAGACAGCAGAAGGTCGAGCCAATTACGATTTGAAAATTACTTATACTGGATATTGGAAAGACGAAGATGGTATGAGGTATCATCGTCAAGAGCTTGAAAAATATTTAACAAGGATGGCAAGATGATTGTATCGAAAGAAACCTTAAATAAAATTAGTGAGGAGAAAGATGTTACCCTCGCGAAGCGACTTTACCATCTCGTAACGAATTGCGATATGTATAAAGTAGATCCGGACAATAACAAATTCTATAAGTGCGGCATTACCGTAGTAATAGAATGGAACAAAAGAACAGAACCACACTATCCGGATTGGGCTCCAGAAAAACCTTTTGAAATCTGGAACTGTGGTTCTGAGGATGATGCAGTAGACTGTTTTGATAATACAAAAGAGGATTGGAGATGACCGTAGCAGAATATGCAAAGACATTCGGTTTAAAACAAATCGACAATAAAGGTGAATGGTTTGAAAATGAGATTGCTATACATCATGCAGATGATATTGCAGCTCATATATTATGGATGGAAGAACAAGAACAGCAGGATAAAATTTTAAAGAGGTATAATTATGAACCGAAATAATGTAACAGACGATATGGTATATACCTATATCTGTCATAACGACTTTATGCGGATTGAAGGAACACAAGAGTTCTACGAGTGTCCGGGTGGACACTCTTGGCATTGGGTGAATATTGTAGAGCTCATCGAAGAGATGAGTGCTCTAGACTTTTATAATCTTTGTTTGCAGACTGAACGTGACGCGGAGATTGATAGAGAAACGAAAGCGCGTCAGGCGAAAGCAAGGAAAGATTTTCCGGTAGGAGACCAACCTTCTTATCCTTATGAGTTGGGAGACCTTCACTAATGAATAAAACATATACTTTAAAAATCCCTCGTTCACAATACGATCGATTAGGATCTGCATTTGAATTGGACGATACTTATTTTAAAGAGTTACTATACGAGACGGATGAAATAATTTTTATTGTATCCGAAGATCAAAGAAAACGATTTGCAGAACATGCAAAGAGAAACAATTCTAATTTGTATTGGATATGCCAAATGTTTCTACCTAGAAATATTAATCAGTTTGAGGTACAGTATGTTTAAAAATTTTATTATCATTATATTAATTATTCTACTGGGTTCCTTGTTATTCAATAACGAGAAGAACGTAGAACTACTTGTTGGCAATATGGCCGACACAAAAAACAAAGTTGTTGATGGTGTGAAGTATCTCAATAAAACTTTCGACAAAGAGTTCGAGGTACATGATGAACCTTTCACCGGCATTAAAGAAGATACATTCTTCGAGGAGAAGTAATGAACAACGATCATTTTAAATTATGGATGGATGATACATTAAGAAGTTTAATACCTGAGGACATGGAAGTTCCTAGGTTACGTTTAAACTTTAGTACATCTAACCTATCTTGGCTGTGTCGTAATCTCCAGATAAATAATAAACAACATCCAGAGATTAAACAAACCATGGCAAAGCTAAATACATTACGAATGAAGTTACTATTTAATAAGGAGAACCAATGGCGAAAAGTCAATTAACAAAAAGAGCAGAGAGTCTCTTTGGTAAGGGTGCCAAGAAAAAAGAGATTCGAGTTTATATGGGACCCGGTCAACTGACCGAGAATGAAATACGAATTCTAAAAGAGAACGGAAGGTTCTTTCGTTGTCCGGATCATATCCCAAACGAAACACATTTTTAAAAGCACCAAACCAGTATCATATCGTTACTGGTAATTTAAAATGGAGAAGCGTATGAACGATGTAGCTACAGACATCTATCCACTGACAGTGGAAGAATACGAGTCAGCAGAGGTTATTGCTGAAGATGTAGAAGTAGAATAACCTTGGAGACCGGCTGTACAGCGACCGGGATAAAGTTAGATGGATGGATCCATTCATCTATTTATAGTAACCAATCATGTTGTGCAGTCGGTTTTCTAAAATTTTTTTGAAGGAGTACCATAATGAAAAAAACTAAATTAGAATTAGCACTTGACAAATGTAATCACACCATGGAACTCGTACGTACCATAGTACCAATTCTTGTTTTAATAATCCAGATCGTAATACTATTTAAAATATGAAAACAAAATGGAAACCTACTAGACATTATATAGTAGTGAATTATACGGATAGCCAGAAAGAACTTATCCAAAAAGAATTTAATACAAGTCCTTATAACTTCTCCGAGCCTCTCAAAGGTTGCACAGAGGGATTGTTTATAAGGGACACTTGCGACTACAAAGATATAGTGAAGCGGATTGATGGTTGCTTTAATTATGAACTGTTGGAAACCTATATAGGAGTCCACGTTATTTTTTTAAAAGGAGAAAAAATGGAGGACATGAATCTAAAAATACTAACTGATATTATCCACGAGGCAGATACCTCCAAGACAGAGATCGCCAAGGATAAATGGAGACTCCAATTATGTAAGATGATTGGGGAGATGAATACACAAATTGAAAAGCAAAACAAAGATATTCAAATGTTAAAGACCATCTTGCTCACCGCAGCAGAACGGATGGAGTATGTTGAAACCTTTCTTGATTCCATGTTTGGTGAGGACAAGGATAAAGAAAAAACTTTACATTAAGGAGTACGCCTATGCAACAATCAGAAAAAGGGTATGGCCATATAGCCAAGGTTGGCCAAGATGGTAAATATACCTACGAACAATATTATCCAGAGAGGAAAAGAGTTATAGTTTCCCAATTGCATGAAGGTACGCATTGGAAAAAATTCTCTGCCCACGCTGAGGTAATAGTGCAGGAAACCATTTGTAACGAATTTGGTTTAACTAAGGGTAAACACACAGAAGGTTATGCACCGGAGTATGATTACCTAATTAATAACAAAAAGGTTGAACAGAAGATATCTCTTAAACAAGGTCTACAGATAGAGTTTAGTACCTATGATGGAAGACCTTCAGGGATTAATTTAACCTCAGCCGACTATCATGTATATGTAACCCCTTGCTGGTCTACAAAGGCAAACAAATTTGTAGGTAAGGTAAGACTATACAAGACTTCAGACTTACTTAAAGTTTTGGGTAAGTTTGATAACTATGATGAAGACTCTAGGTTTGTGAAAGTATTTTCGCCAACGGACAGGAGTCCGGGCTCGAGGGTTCTTTCATTCGAAGAGGAAGACCTTCATCCTAAAACTGGCATTCTCAAAGGTACATTAGGTTCCAAGAATGTTGACATCAATTTACATATGTTAGAAGTTTCCACAATTGTGAAAAGGGGGAAAAGGGTAGGATTCGATTTCAACTTTCCGCAATGGGGAACCTTCAAAAATTATAATTGGTGGTTACAAAAAGAATTAAAGAAACTTTTTTAGGAGAAATTTTTTTAGAGAATTTTTTTTTATAAAGTTTTATAGAGGTCCTCAGGAGAAATTCTGGGGGCCTCTATTTGTCTTCGCGCGAGTAAGCCCACCAAGTATACCCCCCATCATTCCTATTGACTGTTGTTTTGCATAAATTTCTAAACACACTTTATTTCTCCGAGGTACTCTATGGGCCTTGGAAGGGGAACTATTCAGATATTCTCCAAGTGTTTTAGTTGTCCTGGGAGTGTCATGGAGAGTCGCGGTGTCATATAGTATCGACACTCCCGGTATTTTCTCTAAGAATTTCCGAGAAATACTTCAGAGAGTCAGGGCGTGTCACAGAGTGCAACCGTCCCGACAGAGTTTTTTAGAGAAATTTTCAGAGAAAACTTTTGGTGTGAGTCCCTTAGCTCCGCGACAACGGGTGGCATCGGGTACTCAAAGGTACACTAATGTGGCTAATTGTGGCTAATTGTGGACTGGAATGGCTAATCAAAAAGAATATTTGATTATATAACTTACATATTAAGAAACAACCATGCTAATGCTAATAAAATAACGATACCTATAAATAATCTCATATTATGATCCTCCTAGGGTTGTGTAGTCTACAGCCTCTGATCCTCCTAATTGCTCACAGGCATGGGATTCATCAAAGAGCTTCATTTGTTTGTCTATTTCTTTTAATGGTAATCCTTTTCCTTCTTTATTCTTCCATATATGTTCTATTAATACATGGGTTAAATGGTGTAGTCTATCGTTCTCTTGTTGTAATAATTCAATTTCCTTTGTATCAGAATAGGTAGTTGTCATGGTCTCCTCCGATCAATTACGTTTTCAGTTGGATGACCTAGATAAGGTCTACCATCAAATATTGTATTCCCATTAGGTCCATCCTTATCAGTCCAATGGAAGAATACTTGTGCTACGTATTCTCCTTCATAGGGTTCTCTCCAGTGTTCATGTTCTCTTCCTTGGTATATTACTCCATCTCCGGATTCTAGATTGAATTTTTCTTCACTTATATAGATTGGCCATGGTTTTTCAGGGCTTTGTCCTAGGCATATGGATAGGGTTACCTCACAGTCTTCTCTATCTATATGTTTTTTTAGGGTATTGCCGTGTTCATACAGGGAAAAATAGGAGTAATTAGGGTTGAGGTTGAGTTGGGTTATCTCTTCTACGATAGGGGTAAAGGTATCTAGGAGGTCTTCCATGATTAGATTGCCATACATGGAGTAGGCGACGGAGGAATGGTCTTTCCTATAGTAACCATATCGCTCTGGGTCGGCTAATACTACGTCTTCTCCCTTGTGTTTTATGGCTAATCGGTAGCGACGATGGCATTTCATTATATGGTCGGTTAATAAGTCTCTTACATCCTTCTCTATCATATTCCTCACTAGGAAGAAATCACATATTTTAGTACCCATTTCCTTCAATTGTCCTGATAAGAACGTTGTATCATGCATGTTTTACCTCGTATAATATAACATTAATAATTTAGTCAATCCCCAGCACATCACAATTATGGCCATTAGTCCTATCGTCGCCCCTAGTAATTGGGCTAATAAGTGTGAGGTAATCATAGATACGTCCTCCAGTTGATCGTATGGTTTGATAATCCAGTTAAGCATTGGTTACTTTCTTGTCTTCCAGTATGACCAAGGTTTTCCTTCAAACGACCATTCTACAGTCTTTGATTTTTCTGTTCTGGTTAGCTTATAGAAAAAATAGGGTACTCCTATGCAATACAATAGAAGAACTAGTAAGAATAGGAACCCTAGTATATCATGTAGCCATGGTATATCTATGATATAGCGACTGACCCTCCAATCAATCATTTAGTGTAATGCTTTAGTGCCTTTATAAGTTTTATCCGCTTATTCTTCGCCAGTTTAAACTTACGGGGCATCCACATAGGGAGTACCCCTTGAGTTATATCTGATATATCACGGATAATTCGTTTCTTTATTATATCGGGTTGATGGTCTATGATAGATAAGTCCATATTCCCGTCTAAAATACCACGAATCATATACTGGATCGGATCCACATTCCGTATAGACCTACCGGAGAATCCGACCTCAGTTATGTAGTTATAGCTATCTAAACCTCGCATGTAGTTAGTATAAGTTTTCACTTAACCACTTCCACTACGCCAGTAGTTAGACCCAATAGAACTGAGAAATAATCCCAGTAATACCATACAGATCCAGCTAGGAATACCCATACTGGCCATAGTGGCCATCCTACAGAATAGGCTCCCGGAACGTAGTTTTTTGGTAACATGCCCATAATACTTCTCCTTTTTTAAGTTGCTTTACCTATTTTCTCCAACATCTCTCCCATACGAGTACATATAATCTTCAATATAGGTATGAGAGCCTTGGGATTATGCTCTATAAATAACGGCGCATCTTCAGGTTTAATAACATATAGATGACAATCAGTATTGGCTTTAACCGTAGCAGTTCTAGGTATATGTTGTAACCATCCTATCTCGCCAAAGATCGAATGTTTCTCTAATATACATAATTGTATATCATTCTTCAGGACTTCAACTTCGCCTGACTCAATGATATAGGCTTCCCTATCGGTATCGCCATCTTTAATAATTGTATCACCCTTCTTATAAAACTTTATCATAATTCACCTCATCCCATAGTCCAGAATGACTCCTTACGAGTAACGGACGTGACTAAATGTACACGATCCTGTTCACCACCATTAAATTGGCTATGATAAAATATAGTATTCGTGTACCATGCTCTACCTATTGGTAGATGTTTGACTTCATCCTCAATAACCATCTTGGCTCCTATATTAGTAACAATAGGTACATGAAGTCGTGGCTCTGGATCTCTATGCCAAGATAAACAATTCCTCGGAACGGATTTAATCAATCGTACCCTACCCAATTGACCATCATATTGTTGACTAACAAATTCTCGTAGGGTATCATAGACTATCCTGAAATAGGTATGATTTATCTCAGGTATAAACGTACAATAATCCCGTTCATCTAATTCCTGTTGACGTATTACCTCTTGGCCATCTACCATAGTTCGGTATATACCACCACTTCCCTCATAGAAACAATCAGGGGCTGATTGACCCTCTCTCTTGGTCAAGCATATCTGATGGTATTTCTTATGTATAGATTCTTTCGGCCATGGAGCAATCTCTTCTACCTGTTTAAGAGCCTCAACCAATTTTAATTCATCGAATATAACCGGTAGTTTTGTAAAGTATTTCAATATAAGAACATCCCCTGTGTTTTATCGTAGTCTACGTCTACATGAATAAACTCACTATGAAGTCCTATTCGGGTAAACTCTCCATCCCTCAATAATCGCTTTACCAATTCTAATCGGGATACCATATCCTCACAATATATATCTGCGGCTAATCCTGTAATATGACTACTAGTATCACTACTACCTATTGCCCTATTATGAGATAAGCAACGAATACCACTCGTGATCTTCATAGGCTTTCCGTAGTATTCACGAACAGTCTCTAATTCATTCACTAATTTCTCACTAATCACTACATCACCATTACCACATCCACATTTGCAATCGAATTCTTCTTTAGTAAAATGCTCGGTTAATTTAGTCATTTTTTTTTACCTGTAGGTCTATTAGGTACTTCTGGATCATCCCAGCGTTCCTCAGACGGTTTAATATATGGTGTTCCTTCTTGATAATTAGGTTCCACATCTTCCCCTGTCCATTGTTCTTTCTCAGTTTGAGCCCATTTATCTAACCAAGGTCCTACAATAGACGTCGGAGAAAACAATATATATGTGAGTATCCCTACTAATACCAATAGTAATGCAACCATGGCAGGTTCCATTACTTTGTTTTGCTCATGGCGGCTAAAGGATTCTCTAATGCTTTAACAATCTTCTTATCTAATTTATTCTGAAGATTCTCTATCTCTGTATCAACCTTAGTCAATTTATCGTCCCACCTTTTAGAGGTTTGTGTGATTAAATCCCTTACTTCATTCTCTGCGTTTCTCATAGCTGATCTAGTCTCTAAGCCATCTTCTCTTGATCGCTTATCAATATTAGCTATCTGATCATGTTGTGAATTAACCTCATTCTTTATATCTGTACGTATATCCCTCGCTGTTTCCTGTGCAGCATTTACAAGTTCCTTTAATGCATTAACCTCAGTATCTAGAACTTTTAATTCTTTGTTTAATTTCGTATCAAATACCTCTAATCGTGTATTAAATCCGGATAGATCAGGTTCTTTGTATTCACTTACCAGTTTTTCCATATCCTCATATCGCTTAAACAATTCAAATCCACCCCATAATCCAGCAACAATTGTACCTATCAATGGAAATATAAGTATCCACTTAGTACCGGATATATGAAGTCCCTTGTATTCTAGTTCAGCCACTTATCATCCCCTTTAATTCTTTAATAGTCTTAATCGCGGATTTATGTACTATACCAAGACCACCAGCTGATTCAAAATCCTTTGTATTCCTTATATGGTCATCAATCAATATATGATTAGGTGCAGCAAACTTCCTCTTATCCCTTCTCTGTACTATATTAACTTTAGAGGGTGATGGTTTACAGTGTTTCTTAACCCATGCTTTCTTCCCCTCCATAACCGCCTTATCATTACGACAAATAGATGGACAAGCCGAGAGTATCTCTATATTATATTGACTTATGTATTTCCATAGAGTCTTTTGATCAGGTAAAGGATCTAATGCTAACCACCATCCCTTAGAAGTACCAGCATCAGTTAATAATACCTTATCTATATCGCCTTGTTCAAACTCTTTCTTTCCTAGATGTCTCGCGATACCACCTAAGAAATTAGTCAATACACCATCCATATCACAAAAAATAGTAATATCATTCTTATTAAGTTTTTTAAATTCTTTAAATGTTATCATATTAACTAAATTTCTTATTAACCCATTTATAAAATACATACAATCCCATTAATAGTATAATATAGATGATACCATCAAACCACGGAATCTCATTTAAAAAATCAGCGGTATCTCCAGTTAACTCAACCATTTTATTAATCCCCATATAATACCTATAATTATAGCTAAAGCTATAGCGGCGAGAATG